TCATCTTTTTCTCCTCTATCAGGTCCAGCCGTTTGACTGGTTTCCTCCCTGATACGAGAACCATAGGATAACGGCGAGCAGCCGTCAAGCCCTTTGGGGTGAGTATTTTTTATGCAGGATGGATAGCCCCTGGGTGGGGAGGGACCACCCAGGGGAGCCGCCTAGGACGGCTGTGAAGAGTCCTCTAGGCTCAGGCTGACAAGGAGCCGAAGGCAGACGCCACAGAGCAGGACGTCGCCAGATTCCACCTCCCAGACCCTAGCCAGCATCTGGCAGATGTCGCAGCAGCCGAATGGCAGCCTGACTGCGACAGGCACGAGCTACTTCCTTGTGAGGCCGTAGGACGAGTTATCTCGGTCCAGCGCCTTGACCACGATGCCCAGCCCAGAGGCGAGACCTGCGGAGACGATGGTACGGAAGTCGCCACCCTGAATGTCGAGCAGTGGGATGCCCAGTCCGAGTGCCACCGAGATGCTCACGGTGAGGAAGGTCTTGACGAAGTCCAGGACGATCTCGTCCACCTGAGTGTTGTCTGCGATGTATTTGAGTCCGGCGAAGATGCGGTTCATGCCTTGTTCCTTTCCTGTAGCGGCGGCTGCCGCGTTGAGTACGGCCAGACTGCCAGTGGCGATTGCACCCCAGTCAGCCTTTCCGAGTTGATTCAGTTGCGCCTGAACAGCGTCAGGTGTCTTGACACCCTTTGGCACGTTGCGTGGCTCTGCGTGGCTCCTAGGTGCCTCTGCGACGATTCTAGGAGCAGGTGGTGGGGTGATCTCTGGTGCTACCACAGGCGTGGGATTGTCCAGAGGCTTTGGCGCAGCGACCTTGCCGCCTGGGTGCGTGACGATGACCACGCACTTGTAGTCAGCCCCAGCCTTCTTGACCTTGACCTTGGATGAGGCGATGGATCGCAACTGCGCCTCAGTGACCGGCACGCCAAACTTCTCAGCCTTCTTGCGGTCATCTCGCGTCGGACATGCCCACTGCCAGCCCAGATCCTGCGACCAGCCTGCGCTGGTCATGTGGCCGTAGCCTGCCTTGACGATCTTTGGATCGGTCTTGTTCCAGTACGACTTCCAGACCTCGTGCCACTTTGAGATCTTGACGGCAGGGTCGTAGCCAACTGCCTGTTGCACCCAGATGATTAGCGCGGCGCCCTGCTTGCCTGCCTCCATTGCATCTGCCCACGACTTCGCTGGTCGAGCGGAGCCGCCGAGCACCTTGACGGTCTTGATCAGTTCTGGGAGTGACGATCCGTTATCCGAGACGCCCTGCTTCTCTTTCCTGCCGGTGGCTTTCGCCTTTGCTGCGACGCCATCTGCCGCGCTGAAGTCAGCGGTGTAGCCAGACGCCCACGACACGGCCGCAGCCGCGCTGGATGCTCCGCAGTCATCTAGGATTGCGCCCTTCTTCTTCTGCGCCTCTGCGTCTGAATAGAGCTGCGACTTGACTCGGTACTGCACGACTACCCTCCGATCTCCTTCTTGACGTGGACTGCGACGGCTCGTGCCGCAGCCTCAAAGCCGAGTGCTGCACTGATCGGATGACCCTCAGTCACTCCCTCGGCGTAGTAGTTGCCATCGTCAGCGAGTTTCCAGAGTGTGCCGCCGAAGGCGCTGTTGTTCTCATTTGGCACGAGTGCGACCCACTCGCCAGGAGCGGTGTCAACGCGAGTCCAGCCCTGCCCTCCGATGTCCTCGATGTGATCGGTGGCGTTCGCCATTACTCCCTCCACCTGAGCGGTCCTGTGACAAGCCAGATCAGCGTCAGCCCTCCGAAGAGCCATGCCATCGTCTCCTGCGTTGCTCCCTCTGGGAGCACCACGACGGCGAACAGGAGACCGAGCACGGTCCACGCGCCACCTACGAGATCCACGATGATGCGGTTGATCACTTGCTTACCTTCCTTGATGCGGTTGCGGCTGCAGCGACAGCGGCGCTCGCCACTTGACTGATGACGATGGCGACTGCCACCGGTGCCGCCTTCTCCTTCTCGGCAGGAGATAAGTCCTTGCCAAGGTTGGCGACGCGACCGATAGTGGCGTCCACTGCACTAGAAACAGCGGCGGCGAGTTCGGCAACAGTCTCGTCAATGATACTTGGTGGAGCCGTTGGCTCTGGCGTTGGCTCCACGCTCGGTTCTACAGACGGCAGAGGGGACTCTGTTGGCTCAGGAGTAGGAACAGGAGTGGGATCAGGAGAAGGGGAGACTGACGGAGTAGGAACTGGCGTCGGCTGAGGCGTGGCCGTCGGCTGTGGTGTGGCAGTCGGTGTTGGTTCAGGTGTTGGCGTTGGTGTTGGTTCAATGCTTGGCTCCTCGCTTGGAGTCGGCTCCGGTGTCGGTGTCGGCTCGATGCTTGGTTCAATAGATGGTGACGGCTCTGGCGTTGGAGATGGCGACGGCTCCACAGATGGCTCTTCACTTGGAAGTTCGGATGGGATCGGTGGTGGCGACGCCACAGGCGGCGTCGGATCTAGCACGAGCGGCAGATTGGTGAGCAGCTCGTAAGAACCTCCTGTAGGGAACGGCTCCTCTGGATGCATGCAGCCTGTTGAGTTGCATGGTCCGAAGCGCCCTGCGCGCAGCCGATAGAAGCCTGCCTCTAAGGAGATCTGGATCAGCGAGGCGTAGGAGACACCGTCGTCATCACTGGAGGCGATGATCGAGCCTGCCGCGTTGTAGAGCCACAAGGCAGAGTCCATGAAGTGACCTGCAGGTGGCGGCGAGCACCAGAGCACGGCTGGCTCATCGCAGAGCTGGGTGCGAGCGGTGAAGAGCGTAGGCTCGGTGACCACCACGAAGTAGTCCCTGGTCTCAGTGACTGTCCGGCTGATCTCGCCATCGGCGGCACGCACGAGGGGCAGAAAGAGCAGGGTGCTAAAGATGATGCCCAGAAGTGGGAACGCGGCGCGCTTCACTTAGTGAGCAGCGATGCAAGTAGTGGCACCAGCACGCTGAATAGCAGCGCGGCGATGACCACCAGACCTCCCTTGATTCTGTCCACGTCAGATCGGACCTCGTCCAGCTTGCGAGAGTGCGCGTCCATGCGCTCGATCAGATTGTCAATCTGGCGTGGCGTCATTCGTCTACCGGCACGATGTCGGTGACGGCCTTCGAGCACGTGCCGCACACAACACGGAAGATGCCGTCGGCGTTCACTGCGGCGTTGATTCTGTGCGTCACGTTCTCATTGACGCAGCCCTCTGTCCTGCACGTCGTATCCATTAGCACGGTGCCCAACTCTTGTTCTTCCATACTACCTCCCTATTGCAAGGAACCACACGCCTGTGGCAGTGGTGTTAGTCCTGAAGATGTTTGCCGTGAATCCAGTCAAGTTTGATCCGCTAAATGTTGGTGCTGAAGCGGTGCAACTTCTGAGGGCTGCGGCGGCAGAGATCGCCGTCACGAGGATTGACACATTGTCGGCGGTTGGCGTTCCTGCCGATGTCTTCACGCTCAAACCAGTGACGTTTACGCTACTCACAACGTTTGCCGTCACTGGGTCAACCGTTGCCGTGCCGCTGGCGATGTTTGCTGCGGTGAAGATGCCTTGCTCAACTTCCATTTTACCAATGTGCTTCGTTGAAACACCTGGTCGTATTCTTAGCACTCCATCCTGCTGGTTGATGAAAGTAGGATAGAAACTTGCTGGGGTGGTGCTTTCCGCTACGAGCAGTGTCTGGTCCCCAACAATCATACGAGACTCAAAAAGGTCGCAGGTTGTTGTGCTTGCAGGAGTAGTTGAAACCGAACTGATTGTGATAGTGATAAGCAGAAAGGCTGCGTCTGATGGCGCCGCTACATTTTGGTCTGAAATGTTCAAACTTATTGTGTTTTGCAAAGTAAGAAACTGGCCAAAATTGGTGACGGCTGTCCCAGTTGTTGTGGCTTGATCAATTTTGTAGTATTGCTGAGTGAGGGTGGTTTTCAAACTTGCTGTGCTGGCGCTTGACTTCACAGTCATTTCGGCAGCGTATGCGAAGGCTTGATTCTTGGTTCCGGATACTGGGACAAACCTACTTAACGTGGCGCTTTTTCCAGATGCAGTTGACGCGGCCACACTCCACCTAAGTACATTTCCAGAGCCAGCGGTTGCATCTTCTATCACAGCGCAGGTGATTGCGCCTGCGCTGTTGACATCCGTGAAGGTCCAGTAGGGCAGTGGATTCTCGTCAGTGATCGTTGAGCCAGCCTCGTCAGGTGGAATGGCGAAGTCGCCGTTGGCAACGCCTGCCTGAATCTCTCGCAGCGCAGCAGGACCAAAGAGCAGCGCGGTCGCGCCGTCGCTCGATGTGCTGATGAGCGGCGCGCCCTTGTCGGCGTTGACGCCACCCTCAAAGCCGCCGAAGCCCTCTAGGTTTGTGCCGTACTTACCCATCTCTTACTCCCCTGCAATGAGTCCGCGAAGACCCTTGACATATTGCCGCCTGAAGTCTGCCTGCACTTCGTACTCGACCTGGTACGAGCCGCCGCCCTGCGCGAAGGTCATGGTGACAGTGGCGATGTACAGAATGGTAGCCGAGAGATCAAGAGCAGGTGCAGTCAGCTTGACGTACTGACCAGGCAGCCACGCCTTGATCAGGGTGTAGGTCGCTAGGGCGGTCAAGGCGTAGCCCTGCGTCAGGCCGTACTCCCAGTCTGGGTTTGACGTCTGCGCGAGGTCTGCGCCGCCGATAATAAATGAGACGCTGCGGATCGGCTTGGCGCGTGACGTGAAGGTGGAGCGAGCGAGCGCTCCGATCTTGACGCCTCGGTCGCCCTTCTTGGCAACCTTTGGAGCTGAGAAGACCTCGTGCGCCAGAGGTCCATTTCGGCTTGCCAGTCCTGCTCCTGTTCGGCTGTAGGCGCCGGTGTAGGTCCTGAAGTAGGGGTCGTTGGTTGGCGCGGTAGGGAATGTCTGGTTGGAGTCGTAGCGAGCGAAGTTTGAGTCAGCCTGCACGAAGATCCCCTTCACGACCTGCGTGTGATCAAGGTTGACCGACAGATCGCGTGCGAGCAGGCGCGTGACAGAGGCTGCGCTACCGACCTGCACGCTTGCAGGATCAGTGACGATCTCGGCAGGAGCATTTGCGTATGTTGGCGCGACTTCCTTTGGTCCGTAGTTTAGGCGACCATCTCCGTCAATCCAGTATCTGTACTGCACGTCAGCGGAGCCGCCTGCTTCCTCTGCGACCTGATCGAGTGCGCTCTGCAGGGTGGTCGCCTTGAAGCTCTGCTTGCCGATGGTCTGAGCAGTGCCTGTGTAGATGGCGCGAGTCACTCCACTGATCACAGCCGTGTTTAGGAGCTGCCGCGTGGTGGCGTCGTTGACCTGCGTGTCAACGCGCTTGAGCAGACCGTTGATGATGTCGCGGTCAGTTGACGAGTCGTTGCCGATCGTGAATGAGTCGACAAGGGATGACGCGCGGATGCCTGTCTTTCCGTTGCGGATGATGGTGCGAGTCAGCCACTCATCGGCATCTGCGACGGTGACGCTCGCACGCGAGCCGAGGCCGTTCTCCAGCATCGTGCCGGTGATGTTGGTGATGAATCCGAGGAAGAGCGGCGTGGTGGCGCTGTAGCGGCTGTCAAAGAACTGGACGCGAGCATTGTCGTAGACGTTCCCTGACTTCCACCAAGGTCCACCCACAGGTGTCTTGGTCTCAATGACGTCAAAGCTCATGGAGCCGCCGTCTCCGTCTCCAGAGAGCGTGAGCGAGAGTGACCCCAGCTCTACGTACGGCGTGGTCAGCGCAGACG